TCACGGTGCTCCCAAGGTTAGAGCCTGCTCGTATCGTCTCTGACGGCGGTCGTAGAGGGTTCGAATCCCCTGGACTCGGTATTTCTCCTGGTCGACGCCGCAACGGGCGTCGGTGACGGTGACGACGTCGAGGAGCTCCTGGCCGATGTTGGTGGGGACTACGAGATTGCCACACTCCGCTCGCAATGACGCCTCCCTTAGGAGGGCATCGGCCCTCTCCTGGGCCCTGGTGGCGGTCTGGAGGTTGGGGTCGTACACTTGTTCTACCTCGTCAATGCTGAGCTTCAGTAAATCCCAATCAAAGGCGTCTCTAACGATGCGGTTGGCGTCGGCGTCTCGGCCAATAGCACGGGCACGAGAGCCGGTGACGGCGTCCTGGTATCGGCCGGAGATGATGGGGTGGCCCGCCGACGCTGAAGCTATGGCGGGTGCGACGTAGGAGTAAGAGGGGGCTTCGGCGGGTAAAGGGTTCTTAGTAAAGGCCTCCTGACCACAGAATACGAGCTGGTCGGGGACGAAGGACAATAGCCTCCTTATGGTGGTGTCGCCGGGCATGCCCGGGTTGACGGTGAAGTCGGGATAGAAGTTGTTGATGGCGGAGGACTGGGGCTTGGACGGAGTGTTGGTGAGCTTGATACCAACTCGGGTTAAGAGCTGGTAAAGAATTTGCCAGACGGATTTAGGGTTGACTTCGTCCTTGTTCCACCTCATCTGGTAGCGAGCTGACCAGCGGTTCATGAGTCCCCAGCCGTCCAGGCAATGAAGGGTGAAACTGGATACGTTGGCTTCTGAGGAATACTCCCAGGAATCAATCCAGTAAGTCCCAACTTCGACAGCTTCGTTCCCAACAGAGGTCTTATAGCCAAGCTTAAGGACGACTTCGCTGCGGAAGCGAAGAGAAGCAAGGACTCCGCTGCCAGGGTTGACATACTGTCCCCTGGAGTTGTTAAGCTCAAGGACGAGATTGCCACGTCGCTCCGCTCCTCGCAATGACAAACTGATGATATCGCCCGCCGACGTTAAAACTATGGCGGGTAAAGCGGGGCGGGGGGCTCTCCAGACTCCGTCAGGCTTGGAGAGCCCCCAATAATCGGCGGTGCTCTGTAACCTCAAGCCATAGGGAGGCCCGCCTTCGCCAAAGGCTACGTCGGGTAAAAAGGGCTTGGGCTCAGTAAAAGTGGTATCGGACCAGTATGTTCCTTTTACCACGTGGCAAGTAATAGGGCGGGTGTAGGCAGTCGTCCCCACGAACTTCTCGACGGCGATGATGCGGTTGGTCTCGTAGTCCGGCCCGCCTTCGCCGGAGGCTACGGCGGGTAAATGGCAGTCGGGGTATTCATAGGTGATACCCTCTCCATCCGGGACCATGATGAAGCTTTCCAAGGCCAGGAAGTTGTATGATGAACTAAACTTGGTGCGGAAAAGGTCGTAGTGATTATAGGGAATATCAGACTCCTTGCCAGCAAAGATAATTTCGATGGCCGGCCAGAAGGGATTAAAAGTAGCGCCGATGCCGTAGGTGTCCAGCAAGGGATGGGTGGCGTCGTACCACTCATGCTGGCTGGTGCTCTGGTCGGAGGTGTCTAAGACTATGCCGTTGATCTTGGCTGGATAGCTCCCTTTGAGAGCGAAGCAGACGACATTGTTTCCTGTCCCCCACCAACACGCCGCCAGGGAAACGACCTCATCGTAGGCTGCGAGCTGAGCATTATTCCAGGACTGGCCATAGTCATGACTATAGAGTTTGTTGAGTTTGTTGGGTTCGTTGGGTTTGTAGAAGATATAGACCTTGCCCGCCTGCGCCGGAGGGGCTTCGGCGGGTGAAGCGGCGATAGCGCAGGGACCGTAGCAGTCCTCCGCTATTAACGTCCACTGGTCAAGGGCTGGGCCGTCGACCAGGGAGATGGGGAAGATAAGGGGGAAGGATGACGGGACACCAAAAGGAAGCGTCTGCTTCTGATAATAAAGATTGTTGCCCTGGTTCCTGATGCGGTGCATAGAGCCCTGGCCGTCGAAGGCGATGCCGTGATGGTTGTCGGGCTCGCTGCCTTCATAAATGCGTGTCCAGGATAGCCTCTTGATGCCGGCCTCGTAGTCATAGACCTTAGCCTCGATGTAGGGGAGGTGGTTGGCTTTCTTCTGGCTGGCGAGCAGAGTGGAGGTTAAGGTTTTCATAGATGTCTTAGGCTACCTTAATTACCTCAAACGACACAGACATTGCCTCTGCTGGGGTGTTTTTTGCTGCGGTGTCAGTGTGATATATGTAGATTTCAATGTAGTCGTTAGCTGCTAAGTTCATTGTGCCTGAGCCAGAGAAGCAAAGGCCTCCAGCAGCACCAGTGGTTGCGGTGACTAATCGCCTAGCTCCCACCCAGGTAGTCATGTCACCATTCCTAACCACTACGAGTGTTACGGCTTTCCCATCAGATAGGGTGTCAAGTCCACATATAGCTGTTACTAAGTATCTTCCAGCTTTTGTAGCCGTAAACCTGAAATTTGTTACATGGTCATATTCACCCTGAATATCGTATTCCTCGGTGTTATACTGAACTTTAGTCCATGTGGCATTGGGTATGCTTTGGGCTGCTGTTCTGCAAGCTCTAAATCCACTTTGTTTGTTTAGAGCTAATACCCCATTGTTATAGAGCAAAAAAGCCTCAGTGCCTGCGACCTTCATGCGGACTTGGTCTTCATCTGCAGACTGCTCGACGTCAATTTGGGTATCGTTATCGGTATCCCTGATTTTGGTGTCGGTATTCTGTGTATGCCTCTTACTGATTGTGTCCTGAGCCGCAGAAGACAGGTTGCTATCGACGGTTATGTCCGCCACTTTGGCGATTGTTCCTGCCCCCACGCCGTGAACGCCGGTGGTGAGGTTTTTGTGGGCGTCGACTTTGGCTTGAGAGCCAGAGGCACTTTCGACTGTGCTCCCCCCTACTCCATGAACGGCAGTTGCTTGGTCCTTGTGGGCGGGGGACAGGTCGGAGTGCGTGTGGGATACTTCGGCGAAGTCGGGGTCGTGATACTCGTTGCCGTGCTCCTGCATGCCAGTGACCTGGCCGAATTCGAGGCCGTCCTCTGAGGACTTTACTTTGGCGACTTTCCCGCCCTGGCCTGAGTAGCTGGACGGCGTGTCTGTGAGCTGAAGGAATGTGCTTACTCCGCCTCCGCCGAGCCACACCCACTCTGAGCCGTTATAGATATACCACTTGTGCTCGTCGTCCCGGTAAAAGAGCTGGCGTTCGACGGGCGAGGATGAGAAGCTTGAGCCGTGTAAGAGCTCATGGCTCTCCTCGCTTTCCCACTCGGTTTTGGTGAGCTCTGCTCCGACGTCTATATGCTTGAGTCCTGATTTAGCCATGGTTCCTCCGTAGTAATCAGTAGTCAGGAGTCAGTAGACAGTAGATTCTGGATTCTGACTACTGTCTTCTGCTCAAATGAGGGCGCCCAGGGTGTCGGGGACGGACTTGTCGGCCTTTTCATAGTGGGCCGCTAAGTGACGGGCGGCCTTGATGATGTCCTCCTCTGAGGCTTGGACCCTCTCCCCCCGATATCCGCCTCTGCTGAGAGCGGCGATGGCTGCTGGCATTCTATCCCAGTCCACAGTCTTCTCGATATCGAGACGGCCTTTAAGAGCTCTCAGTATGGCTTTGGTGTGATGAGGAAGCTTCCAGGTGCCGGGGTCATCAGGGTCTTCCACGATAGCGAAGGCTTCTTTTGGGAGGCCCTCCTTGGTTTTCTCCTTTGTAAGTGCTTCTTTTAGTTTGCTCATGGTTTCCTCCTTTATCAGTAGTCAGTAGTCAGTAGTCAGTAGTCAGTAGTCAGTAGCCAGTAGTCAGTAGCCAGTAGTCAGTACCTATGGGTCAAAAATGGCGATGATAGCGGCGTTCCCGGGGTTGTTCTCGGGAATGACTATAAACACGTGTCGGCCGAGTACCATTTCAAGGGAAGGGATATTCCTGGCAACTCGGACGTTGTCAAAATAGGTGGTCAAAGAGCCCATGAGCTGAACGCTGGCTCTGTGGCTTATAGAGTCATACTTTTTCAGAATTCCCACCTCTAACATAAATCAAACCTCAAAAGTCAAACATCAAAATGACAGATTAAAATTTAAAGATGTTCATTTTTGCTCTGTGTTCTTGCTCTTTGCATTTTGCATTTTAATCTTCCGTGTAGAGCTTCCTGGTGATAACGCGGCTGGTGCGGGCTATGGCTTTGAGCTGCTTGTCGTAGCGGTCAAGGCGTTCTTGACCCCAGGCCTTGTAGCTCGTGGTGCCGTAATGCCCAGCGATAGTGGCTCTGTCCACTGTATAGGCTGACGCTGACATAGCCAGGTAGCCTGTGGCCCCCAGGATAATGATTTCGCCGTGCTCGGTTGGGATGGTCGTGGACTCGGTTGTGAGTGTGTGCTTCTTTAGCCATCTCACCCGGGCGTTCTGGCCGTTTCCCTGGTCTTCCATGTGCAGGCTGGTGCCCCAGTACTCAAACCTCTGTATATATTTCGGGGTCTTGCCGATGGGAAACTCGACGGACTCGATTCTAAGGGCTCCTTGCAGTCCTGATATATCGAGCTCGGTGCTTCCGTAGGTGGTGGCGATATCGGTCTGCTGCTCGATGGGAGCATGGAGAGAATACTCCAATGCTACTCTCTGGATAGCTGCTTCGATTTCGTCGTCCGTCCAGCGGTAGTTCTGGCTATCAGTATCCTGGAGGTCCTGTCGGACCCTGGCTCTCATTTCGACTAGGTTCATTTCAGTTACTTCAAAGAAATCAAAAGTTAAACATCAAAAATCAAAATGACAACTCAAAATGTAAAACTTTTGATTTTTACTCTGTATTTTTGCCTTTTGCATTTTGCTTTCTACATTCCTCTTTGGAGGGGGAGGGGGCTCAACCCTCCCCCTCTCGCCTCGATACAAAAGGAGGTGAAAAAGTGCATGCTAGGGGATTGCCACGGCATTTCGTGCCTCGCAATGACATTCCTGCCTGACATAGGCATTAGTCTCTCACCCCCGTCAGCATGGCAGCCTTCACTACGGAAAAGAGAGCCAGTGATACATACCACTTGACCCTGGTTCTGGTGCAGTCCTTGGTCTCCAGTGAGCCAAGACGCTCAACCTGAATCATCTCAGGGCTGGTAAGTCCACAGACTCCCCCCTCACCCATCTGGAAGGCGAAGATGGCAGAGCAGTCGGACGACGTGCCGACGGTGTAGTTATCCTTTGCCCAGTCGGAGATGGCCACAGGGATGCCGTTAAAGTACTCAACGACCTGGCCGAGCGCGCCCTCTCCGATAAGTAGATTGGTGCCCGCAGCTCTGGCCAGGGTCACAATCTTCCTGCGGGACCGGCGGCTCATTAAGAGTAAGTCGGGCTTGCCGCCTCTGACCAGGTCAATAAGCTTATCCAGGCTGGTCAAGGAAAGGGTGGCTCCGTTGGCTCCTGAGCCCTGATGGCTGCCGTAACGGCAGGTCCAGACGGCGGTGTTGTCGGCTACCGTGGCCCCTTCCGTGGTGGGCCAGGTAGGCGCTGAGGATCCTGAGGTGCCGGCGGTGGTGCACTCGTAACGGAATCCGTTTTCGAGGCCGGCCGTGGGCACGACAAATTGGCCTAATGTATAGGCGGTGCTGGCTGCCCAGGCGGTGCCTTTCATGGTCTTATAGAGGCCATCGGGCTGGTTGGCGTCGACGCCCGAGTCTCCGTTAAGGAAGGTGTTCTCGAACTCGTGCCTGAGAGCCTTGGCCTTCTGCTCGATGACGGCGGCCTCGAGGTCCTGGATGTTGCTCCGGGTGGCCTTAAGAAAGTTGTCCACGTCGGCGTCTCCGCCGAGGACGCCCAGGCTGGCCGAGCACTGCTCGAAAGCCGGCTCGGACTGAGTCCAGGTACCGGTTACCGGGGCATACCAGCCAACGGTCGACAAGGTCTTCTCCCTGTTGTATTTAAGGCTATTGCCGACGATTTGAATGAAGGGCAGCCTCTCTAAGATGGGGCTGTCCTTGATTACTGTCTCGATGATACCTTTAAGCAGGATATCGTTCGAGAGTTTACTGGCTTCTGCTAAAGATATTGTCATGTCTAGCTAGTTCCTCCTTTTTAGCTTTTCTTTTCGGTGTCTTGCAGGCTATCATCCACAATCTTCATCTCGTTAGCTCCGATAATGGCCTGGATGCCCAACGAGTGTAGGTTGTAGAGGTTAGACTGGGAGGTTTCGTTCATGTGCTGCTGCGAACGCTGCGACAGGAAGTGGATGGCCAGCGTGGCTAGCACACTGAGAATGGCTATTCCAATAATAGCCCAAACTCCCATTTCGATGATGTCTTGCATTAGCTTGTTCCTCCTTTTTGAGTTTGCTTCGTCACTGCGTTCCTCGCAATGACATTATTCCAGCGGCGATTTTCTCCCTGGGGGATAATCCCTCAAGGGATATCTCACTTCTGGTGGGTGCTCCCGCCGGGACCTTAGCCTCTTTGGCCTGAGTTTCGAGGTTGGCCTTGACGGCATTGGCGATGGCCTTCGCCTTCTCCACAGAGGCGTCTATCTCCTCAATGGTCTGGCCAGAGATGACGTCTTTGGGGATGGTGGAATTAAGAGCTCTGGCAGCCTCGAGGTATTTAGAAACGGCCTTCGAGCTAGCGCCCTTCGCTGCGGCGAGCTCGGCTGCCGCCGCCTCGCTGGCCTGAGAGACTACATTTAACGAGGCCTCCAGCTCGGTGATACGTTTAGCTCTGTCGGCTAACGCTGCCTCGATTTCGGCCTTCGCCTTCCTCCCCTCCTCAAGCTCGGCCTTGATGATTGATAAGTCCTCAGGGTCTGGGGCAGTATTCCCGGGTTCTTGAGTTTCCAAGGTTTCTTGAGTTTCGTTTTCCAT